AGCTTGTCTGCTTTCTTTGAATCGACGTCCCCGGACTGTCCAGGCTTGATGACCTGGTGGACAAAGCTGGTGCCTTGCTTTACCCGGTCGACGATGAATGCGTTTTTTCCGATATTTCTGATCTTCATCTCGTGCCTCTCTTAGAAGTGCAAGTAGTACAGCTCGAGAGGGCGATATGCAAGCACCCCCGTGAACTGTCCGTACCCCACGTTTTGGAACGAGAAGTTATCCAGGGAGTTAGCCAACGTGTTGGTGTAGTCCACTGGGATATCCATACGGATTGATTTCTCGTCGTAATTCAAGAGTACATACTGCTGGTACGACTGTCCAGAGTAAGCCTGGTCGCCGTAAGCGCATGGAAGGATCTTGAAGTTCTTGTTGTTGGTCATCACCTTGAAAGTCTCAAGCAATTGCTCGAGCACAGACTTGATCGGGAAGTCTGCGGAAGCCGGAGCTGCCAAACCAAGGTAATCCGATTCAGGGATGATGAAGTGCGTAGGCCAAGCAGAACGAGCGCAGTTTGAGCGATAGACGTTCAAGATGGCCGAACAGAAGGCCTTGAGGTCTGTGGTGCTCAAAGAGCTGATTGCTTGCGTCAGAGTCGCAGTATCGACCGTCACACCAGCTTGGGTGTAAAGACCGAGTACGTTCGGATCGCTTGCCATACCGAGGAAGGCGATCTTTTGAATCCCCAAGTCCCAGTTTTTCTTACGGCCCGTTTCAAGTTCAGTGACCAAGTCCCAATTTCCGGACTTAGCAGCTAACTCGAGATCGAACAAAGTCCAACCGATGCTCTTCGCCCAGTTGATGACCTTGACAGACAACGAGTCGACACCGGCAGTGGTGCTAGCCAATCGTCCATTGTTTCCGCCCAAGTTGACCACGCCGGTAGCGAAGTCATCACCGATTTGGTAGCTGCGGTAGGTCGTCAGATTTGAAGACCACGCGCCGTTACCAACGACGACAGGGAGGTAGTCAGCAGGCAGAATCTCGAAAAACTTCTGCTCGGTGACTTGTTTCATGATCGTGGTCAGCGTGGTGATCGGAATCTCATAACCCAACGCATTACACATGCGCTGGTTGAAGTTCGCGACTCGCGTCTCACGTTGGGAGAGCTTAATCGGCTCGCCCTTCGAATTTACAATTGCAGGTGCTCTTAAACCCATCTGTGAATCTCCTTATTCAGTTAATTAAGCGTGAAGGAAGCCAGGCAAGAGGATCGCCACACGAATGAGCTGACCGGATGCGGTAGCTGCATCCATTGCTCGTCCGATGACCATATGCGCGGCGGTTGCGGTGACTACAGTTGGTGCACCGATGGTTCCAGAGATCATGACCTGACCATTCTGCGTGATCGCAGCGCTGGAGAGCATGTACATCACGTTTCCTTGAAGAACCGAGATTTCGATCTTGTCACCGACATTGAACGACTCCGACTTGATATCGTAGTTGATAAAACCAAACACGTCGTCCGTGTTCGTCTGGGTTTCAACTACGCTTGGAATCAAGCTTGGGCCTGAGCTGACGATCTTCACTGGCTGGCCTGCGATCAGGCTGCCACCGGAGGTTGCGTCTACCTTTGCCGAGAGAGTATTGACGTTAAAACGGAGATCCAGCATTCCAAGCTGGGCCGCCATTGCAAACTGGTTAATATTTTGAGTCATCGTTTACCCCTTTTTCTTGGAAGTTTACTCACCAGATCCATAACGGCTCTTGCCGCGCTGAACCTTGGTGGTGGACATTTCGACGTCGTTTTCGAATTTGATAGGCTTCACTTCAGCTTCAGCGCCTTCGAGTTCGTTGAAATACTTGTCAGAGACTTCGGTTTCCTTGGCAGCAGCAACGCGGGCAGCTTCGGTAGCAGCCTTGTCCTTTGGAGCCTTCTTACCTTTGTCAGCAGCGTTCTTCTTGGTGCCACGGCCCTTATCGGCTTCAGCAGCGCCAGCTTCGCCTTCTGCTGGATCCTCTTCTTCCTCTTCGTTTTCAAGCTTGGCTGCCGCTTCCTTCTCGAGGCGCTCTTTTTCAGAGTTCTTCATCGAGTTATAGGAATCACGAAGGTCGGAAACACTCATTTCCTCGTCGTCATTGCATTTGACCATGTGGTCATCTGCGGCATAGCCGTTCATGTTGCTGAACTTATCAGCAAGGGAGATCGCTTCCTTAACGGTCACGTCTTTCTTGGACTTCTCGAGGGTGATCATCATTCCTTCGAGCTCTGCTGAGTTTTCTACTTTGGTTTTTTTGAAGAACATAACTGAACCTTCTCCTTTAGGGTTGTCGTCCGCCGAGTTGGTCAGCTTACTCAGCTCTAACTCTTTTTTGGCATTGTAAGCCTTGAACTCATCTGGCGTCAATATTACCGATTCTTCGTAACGAGGATTCGGAACAATCGCAAGGTGCTCGTACTCACCTTCCATAACTTCTTCTTGGTACTCGACACCATTGCAGGTCCCGCCACCGCTGCTAGATTTCGCGAAATAAGCGTTGGAGAGCTTCCAGCCCTTCCGCACTGCTTCGAGGCCCTGCTGCGTGGTGACGAGGAACTTCACCCAGTTCTTGCCATCAGCCTTGTTGAAGAAGGACTCGGATACCCAGCCGTCCTCTTCCATCGTCTCAGGATCGACGTCCTTGACGTGGAACACGAAGACCGGCTTGCCAGGAAAGGTTGAATTCATGTGCTTGATGGTGTCTTCGCCTATGAAGACCATCTTCGGGGCTTTGCCCTTTTCATCGTATTGAGCGACTCCGGGGTACATGTGCAACCCGTAGAACACCTTGCCGATGATTTTCTTTCCGTTCATTAGCTTCATTTATTTTCTTCCAAATAGCTGATCGCAGACCGCAGCGTTTCAATATTCTCTTTGGCGTTCCCAAGCATCATGTTGCAGTTTGGACATAATAATGCTCTCACCGATCCAGACCGATGGCAATGGTCAACTGCCAGGCCCTTTTTGAACTCAATCGATGGACGTGCGCAAATTTTGCAGCACCCACCCTGGTCATCGAACATCCTTTGATACACTTCTGGCGTAATTCCATACCTATGGAGAGTCGATCTCCTCCGTTTTACTCTGTTGTATTCCTTCCATTTGAGTAGTTCTTCCGAATCAATAGCTCCCATCAGAATTTCACCAATGGAACCGCATAGCATCGACATCCGTAGTCTTGGCCTGGGTTTTTCTTCTCGCCTTGCTCGTTAATCACCGCACCTGTATCCCACCGGAAGCGCTTGCCGTCATTTTTTTTGTGCATCGGACGCACTGGATGGTTCGGAGAACCGGCGACGCATCTCCAAACGTACCAGTCAGCACCGATCGATTCGTAACGAACTTGTTTGAACTTCGTCGTCATCAACATGGTTTCTTGTCGCGCGAGAAACTTGGCTTTGCGAACGCTCACGCCGAAGCTTTTCTGAATCTCTGAAACGATCGACTCGTATCGTCCGCCCTTAAGTACACGTTCTTTAATGTTTTTACGAAGCTCCTCGGTTTCCTTCTGAGTGAACTCGGTGATGTAGAGTTCGAGGTTCTTCGTATATTCCTGCGCAATTCTTGCGCTTTGATCGGGCGTGAGCTTCGGAGAAACGGTGATCTTCTGGATGGAGCGCTCGAAGCGCTTGTTGGTTCTCCACAGGGTCTTGTCCATCATTTCGGAGAGCTTCATGTTGTCCGCAATTTTTGCGTGATCTATGCTGCGGAGCTTCCTATCCGCTACTTCGAGACTCTTTTCGAAGCGGTACTTGCTTAAACTGATAGCGTGAACGATCTCTTCCGGAAGTTTAGATTGTGGGACCAGAAAGCATCCTTGTTTCCGATCCCACTCGGCACCGATACTCCGGAGCGCTCTGGAGAGCGTGGAGTTAAACCGTCCCTGGAACTTACCACGATGAAACGTGATCCGTCCCGTAACAATAGCGTCGAGCAGGTCGCCTTGTGAATTGGTGAGCGTCTTCGAGTTGCCCGCGAGGAGCTTAACCAGAGGAAGGTAGATCTCTTTTCGGAAGATCTTGATGATCGCCTTCTCTATTTCCTCGTAGTCCTGGGGTGTCTCTTTGATCGGGTTGAGTTGCTTTAGCATCTTCTCTCCATACCTTGAGCCGCATCTGGAGGCAGCTACGATTCAAACCTAAAGCCTTCGCAGCCTTGGTGATATTGCCTTCGTTGTTCTCGAGCGCGAGGTCTGCCATCTGGCGAATGATCTGGTCTTCGGTCTCGCCGAGCTGGACCACGATCTGCTTCTCGCCCACGTCGTTGAAGATGATCATTTCTTTCCTCTTCGACCTACGAGCGTTTCGATCGATGCGACCTCAAGTGTTGGGGGGAGATCCTTGTAGTGGCACTTCTTAAACTTCTTTCCACTACCACACGGGCAGGGGTTATTCCTGGGGTAGCTCCTGATCGGATTCCAAACGTGCCCCTGCTTCACTGCATACGCCATTGTATCGCTCCAACTTGTAATCGAGGGTTCGTACAGCGATGCCAAGCGAGGCTGCTGTGATCCTTCTGTTGTTTCCGAACCATTTGAGTGCCTTCAAGATAACCTGCTTTTCGATATCCGCAAGGGTTACTCCGGGCTGCCAGTGGACGTCGTTCATTCCTTCGCCGCCTTTGCTACCTTCGCCTGCGTCTTGCTCTTCGCTCCTGCAGTGCTACCGGCTGGGGTGGACTCCTCGTCTTCATCGGACTCTTCGTTTGGATCCAGTAGCGCGGTGTCGGCTCCAGTGGTGTCGATCTGGATATCAAAGAGCTTGCCCTTGTTAGCTGCGTCGAGCGCGTCCTTCTGAGAGATGAGTCCTGCTTGGTAGAACGAAAGAATGCGTGCGCTCTTCTGGGTCTTGACCGTTTCTTCCTGATCGCTCGATAGGATTCGAAGCGGTGCATAGGTCAACCGGAGATCCTTCGGCACAAACCCAAAGAGCTGCTGGCATCGGATCTTCCCGATCGTGACCAAGTGGCGCTTCATCGGAGTGCGTACAGAGCTCTCGACCATTGCGTTGTAGTTTTCGATATCGTCTTCGCCCGAGCTGAATCCCGCCGCGCTGATACCGAAGATCTTGGTTAATGGCATGCGGAGATCGGACGCCACCTGCATACGGATACCTGTTTGAGCTTCGGCTAGGCCGGCGAATGACAACTGCTTCTGAGCGTAGTCATCCTGGGAGTCCATCGTGATCGCGTTCTGATAGTTCTTCTGGTAGTTCGCAATCTTCGTGCGCTCCATGATCTTCTGCTGGCCCTGCTTGGACAGCATCGAAGCGTTCAGGTTCTTGATCTTGAAAATGTCCACCTTGAACTCGTCGAGGACCTCGTAAACGATGTTCGATGACTTCAGGTATTGGTTCACAGAGTTGACCATCACCTCGAGTGTCGACAAGCCCCAACCTCTGAGACGCGGGCGAATGAAGCTCGGCGCTTTGACGCCCTTCAGGATGAGCACGCGCGACTTATGAACGTTCTTGCCGTACCAACGATAATAGTCCTGCCCTGGGTTCTCGAGCTTCTCCACAGGCCCGTCGTTCATATCGAGGATCTGGTTTGGATCGAGGTTCTGT